GCTTTCCGTAACAGCAATACTTACGCTTGCCGCCATAGAAACGGTAAATCTAGCAGACGCAGCAACCGAAGTTGCACCAGTTACACTTGCAGATACATTCTGCACACGTATTGCTACTGTGCTTTGCGTTATTGCAAGAGATACAGCCGCCGTTGGCTCTAGTAAATTTAGATTGTCTAGCTGTTCAAGTGTACCAAACGAGTCCAGCGCATCCATAGACCCCCAATTATCGAGGTCTTCAAGACTTGCGCCAATAATATCAGGCATAATCTTATGCCGCTGTTACGTCTAAATCCCCAGCCGCAATGCGTAATATATCGCCAGAAGCTATCGTTTTGGCAGCACTAAATGCACCGTGAATAAGTAAGTTGCCAGATGATGACGCATCAAAAATACCAAAATGTGAAACCGATCCCCACGATCCAGTTGCCGCTGGAAACTCTATCGCACCAGAGTTTGACGTTGTACCACCTGAAGCTGCGCTAAACGCTGCAACTTTTCTTGTGTAACCACTGCCCGAAAGCTCACTTCCAGACGCATCATCGCCAAATGAACCAGTTGCTAATCCAACGTAAACGTTGCTTGGCATTGTGTATGCACCAGTACCTAGAATGTGATCTAGGATTTCTAATTCTAAATAGTCGCTCATTGCAGACATAGTTTATACTCCTGAGTAATCTGTTTTCATTGCTAAAGGACTTCCAAAGAAAGCCTTTTCGTTATCCCTTTTGATCTCATCCATAGCCCTGCTGAATATCGCGTCATATTGGGTAGCTCGTTGTTCATCCATCAAAAACATATGTGCAGCAGATAAAGAGCCAAAAAGGTAGGTGTCAGGGTGTCGGCTAAGAACCGTGTTCGTTGCGTTACTCGCAGATAAAGCCGAAACGTCTTCTGAATAAAGTATCTCAACATTTAACACGCTGTCAGGAATAGGTCGTAAGCCTATCTCTGTGCCAATCACCGTGTAAATCTTTGGGCGACCACCACCAGACGAAGCGTATGTTTCGTAGTATTCCTGTGGTGCAGCGTACTCTAAAACGTCAATAGGATCAGTGTTAAGCTTTACCAAACGTATTTTTCGTAAATCAGTTGGCAAGCTGATAAACTCATCGCCAGCAACAGTAGGCGCAATCGCACGTTTTTCCTGTGAACGTGTATCAAGCTCACGCGACATTCTTGCTTCGGCGAGTTGTATAAAGTCGGGTATGACTGAGGTTAAATCATCACGCGCCAAAAAGTTAGCGATAGACGTTTGTAACTCAGTGTAAGTCGAAATAGCCATTAGACCAGTTTACCACCTGTTGCTTTGAAACTTTTGTTTTCCTCAAGCCACTTTAGCCATGCCTTAGGGTTTTCCCTTGGCTGTCCAAACTTCTTGAGTAAGTCATAATAAATCACAGCCGGGATTTCCCCGACCTTCTGTTTGTGCTTCTGGGTGTTGCCCATTAGATCACCATAGCGCCAGTCATTTGCTTCTTCTTTTGCTGCGTCTTTGATGTTGTCCACTGGCTGTTCTGTTGACACATAATTGCCATCAGTTTCACCGTGAAAGTAAGTTTTCTTGCCTGTAATTGGATCAGCGTTTAATAGCTTCTTCATGTCTACCTCAATGTAAAAAGGGGCAGCCAAAGCCACCCCTAATAAGTTAGTTTGTAATGTCGGCTTATGAGCCGTTTAGACCGATCACCGCAGCGTGTGCTTTAGGCGCTTTAACGATCAATGTGTATTCTGACACGATAGCGAATTTGGTTGCGTCGCCTGTGGGGGCAACATCAGATACGCTAAACATACGACCGGGTAGTGAACCGATACATACATAATCTGTGTCAATCAGATACATTTCAGAATTTGGACACTGACGGTCAACAGTGACAGCCAATTCTCCAAAATCACTCAGATAAAGTGACACTGAGCCAACAATCGCCGCCTCTCGTGGTGCTGTGTAAGTAATCTGGTTAGTTGCTACTGAACCAGAAGACAGACCTGAGAAGTTCTGCTTGTTAGTTGGTGACATCAAAAGCATATTTGGTGCGCCACCGTCGTTATACGCAGCAAGCATTGCAGCGTCTATTTTTGCCAAAGTAAGGGCAGCAGCAGTACCAGTTAGATCAGCTACATCACTACCGTCACCAGTAGCAGCAGCCATATCTGCTGGCGCATCAACGTTAGTGATCCATGTAATTAACTTTGCAGCTTTACGTGGCTCTGACGCTGAACGAGCTTCGTTTTTGAACAATGATTTCTCAATGTCTCTACGTTGCTCGATACCTTTAAGTACCTTAACATAAGCAGTTTCCTTATCACGCCCAGCTTTGTCCACAACATCTAGCGTATTTGATACGCTGGCAGCTGAAACGGCTATCTGATGATAATTTCCAAGACGAGTTGTTGCAGACGGATTAACGTATGAATAGTCAGCCCCTTCACTTGCGGAGTTGGTATCAACCGCCGCCGCTAATTCTTGGACTTGCCATTCATGAAAGATACCCTTTGTGGTTTCTTTCTGTGCATTCGAAACGAGTGGAGTTTCGTCGGGATCGATTCTATATATGACATCGGAAAGGTCTTCACGCTCACCGATAGCATTTGAGTTTAAATATGTGGCCATAATAGCCTCCTATTTGTTAGCGAGTTAACAGATAATTAACAGCCGCATCACGACTGTTAGTTTTCTTTAGTTGGTCAAAAGCCTTACGCTTTCGCTCTGTTGCAGAGTCGCCCTTTAATTTCGGTTGCCCACTTTTTACCATCTTGGGTGCGGTCTTTACTTTCTTCTTTGCCATCGGTTTTTGCGATTGCAAACTGTCATAAAGATACGCTTTACGCATCAAATCAACGTAACGACTATCAATAGCGTTACCTAACTCTTCAGTAGTCCAACCCTTTGTTTGAGCATAAGACGCTATCGCGGCCTTTTCTCGTGTTTCAACTTCAGGGTCGCGCCACTCTGGAACTAATTCCAAAAGCTTCTTTTGCTCTTCAGCAATTTTGATTTGTCTCATTCGTAATTGCTCAGTCTGAACGGCTTGCTGCTTAGACTGTGCATCACGCTCTTGATCGCGTTGCCGGACGTATTCTAGTGGGTCATTCTCATACAGATTATTCCAGTAGGTTTCATCCTTGGGCTGGGTAGTCTGCTGTAGTTGCTGAGACATAACCTCTAGGGCTTGCTCGTATTGTTGACGAGCTTGCTCAGTAGACGCTTTTTCTGCATCAACAGCCTTACGCTGTTCAGCAGCATCTTGTAGTCTTTTTTGAGCAGTTTTTTCTAGCTGATATGATTTGATGAGTTCATCAATAGTTGCCTCACCTTCCTCACCATCAACTTTGACAGCATAAGTGTCGATAGTCTCGACCTCTTCACCATCGTCCTCAACCTCTTCAACGTCAGTATCAGCTTGGTCTTGCTCGACGGCTTCAACTTCTATCTCTTCAGTTTCGGTTGCCTCTACTTCAGTTTCGGCAGTTGGCTCTTGTACCTCTTCGCTTACCGTTTCAGGGGCTTGAGTGTCCAAAAGTAAGTTTACAGCGTCTTGCTGCGAAAGACTGGATTCAGCTTGAGTACCAGACATAGTTAATCTCCATATTGTTTGAGTTTACTTTCGCAACGCTTCCATTTGCTGACTAGCCATCTTGCCTGTCTGCACAGCGCTTTCAAAATGCTGTTCGAAAGCTTCTAACGCTTTCAGCAAATGGAAACATTGCTCACGAAAATCGGTGTCGCTAGGGTCACTTCCTGACCAACCGTTGACATACGTTTTTCGTAATTCCTCAAAAGCCTCTATGACTAAAGGCTCGCGTAATATCGAAGCGGCTCTTGCCCCTCGATGTTGTTCATCAATTAAATCGCTCATACTCTTGGCAAGTTATCCGAAACAGTGCCGCCAAAAGCGAGTTTTTGCTGGCGTAGGTTTAACTCAGACTCAAGTTCAAACCGACGTAGCTCTAATTCAGCTTGCATTTTCTCACGCTCAAGCGCCAACTCAGCTTGCATTTTCTCACGCTTCAACGCAATCTCAGCTTCCAACTTGGCTTGCTCTATACCAGCAGATGCGTCCTGACCTTGGGCTTGCGCCTGTTGTGCTAGTGCTGCATCTATCTGTTCACCAGAAGCAAAGAATTGTTCCGTATCCTTAAAGCCAGCCATTTCAGCTATGCGCCTTAACGTGTTTACATACTGGCTAGGCTTCACAACAGGATTGTTTGGCCCAAGTTGCGCCATGATCTGTTCTTGTTTGCCAGCAATCTGCGCCAACATAGACATCTTTTCGTCCTCACGACCATTACCCAAGCCCACCTCAATGCTGAGATCAAAGCCATTGGCAAACTCACGAGGATCAATCGCAACAAATTCGCCACGAATACGCACAACGCGCTCACTGTCTTGGTGCTTCTGAAGCAATGCCAAAACGCCCTTTGCTAAATCACGGCAACCTGTTTCAGCAAATACACGCGCTATCATTTCTATCTTTAGCTGCGCCCCTTGTATCGTTGCATTAACCGCACTTGCAGTTGTACTTTGAAGCGCATTTGGATCAAGCCCCATAGACGCTTTAGAAAAGCCAGTACGTTGATCGCGTACCTGATCGACATACTCCAACATCGCAAAGGCAGAATTACCAATCTGAGGCACGTTTAAGGCTTGCACCATTCCCGGCGCTCTCATACGCACAATGCCACCTGGACGCGATGAAAGTAGGTCATCTAAATTAACCTGACCCTCAACCGCACCAACTCTGGAATTATTCGTAAGATACAAATTATCCAGCATTTGACGCATGACAGTAGACTTGATCATCTGCAAATCCATCACCATTTCGGCAACGGAACGACCTACCATTCTATGCGGCATTAGAATAGGTGACAGCAATGCAAAAGGAATATGATCAAAAGGTTCGTTTTCAAGAACCTCTACGCCGTCACCTAAAGACACAACTCTTCGTAATTCAGGTATATTATCGCCGTCATAATCGCAGCGAATGTAAGCTTCAGTGACTAGCACCTCACGCATACTTAAATCTGTGCTTTCAAACTTATCGCCAGACTCAATCTCTTCAAAACGTGCTTGTCGCTCTGCTTCGTCATCCAGATCGTCATACCCAGCATAACGAAAGACAATATCAGGGTCATACCCTTGTTCTATCAAGTCGCCAGCGCGTACAAGCGTTCTATGTGCAATAAACGAACAGTCTTCAAGCGATGTAGCGCGGCGACTAAATATGAGTTCCTCTGGCGGCACATTATCTATCTTAACTGCGCCAGACTTGGTTAAACGCTTTACTTCAACGCTAAACTTACGATCCATAGGCATTTCAGCACCACTAGGATCAACCATGCCCACCTCAGTCATATCCTGAGAAACAATCTCAATAGCTGGGTCATTCACCAGCAAAGTAAGCTCATCCTCAGTTAAGTCTTCGTAAGTCTCGTTGACCGTCGTATCAGTCTCAGACCAGTAAAACTTAACTGTACCCTGCTTAAACAGCAAAGCGTCCTTAAACCAGTTGTGAAGCACACGAAAACCAGCGTTGTCCTGATTAATCGCAAAATTAACCAGATCCGTGGCCTGTTCAGCAGCTTGCACATCCTCAGGGCCACGCGGTAAAAATCGCGCAAACTCAGGCGATGATGCAAACATTTTCATCAGCGATGGCATGAGATATTCTATCGTGTCGCTAACCTCAGTTGCCACAACTTGACTACGGTTTTCCACCTCATTGCCAAACGCATCACCAAGGTAGTAGCTTAATATATCACTACGCTCTTGGCTGTACTCTGAGTCATAATAATTAACAGCACTTTGTATTTCATGCTGCAACACACCACGAAAGCGTACATCATCCATTTCTGGCATTACTTTTTAACCTTTTTAGATTTCTTCTTACCTTTGTGATAACCGGGCATCTGAATATCCTATCGTTAAGCTTTCCAATTTATCCGCTTAGAGCCTGTTTTTCTCTTTGCAGCTTTCTTCGCAGCAGCCGTATAAGCCTTAGATGCAGGGCGACAAGCTGGGTAAGGTCGAGAGGTCTTTCCTTTGCCACTTCGCCCACATTTCTTGCCTGTCTTTACATCGCGCCAATCTTCGGCAAACCACTTCGTTAATCCACCAGAATAAGACATTAGGAGTAGGTTCCCCCACGCTTCTTATACTCACGCACCAACCACGCTGAACCATACGCACTAGGCCACGATTTAAACTTTTTCTTCGCCTCAGACTTAACACGCGCATATAACTGAGGCTTCTTAGGCTTCGGTTCTTTCTTACGTTTAGCCATTAGAACTATACTGACCTGTTTTCGTGCCTGTCTTCTTACGCTTGTAAGTTTTCTTAGGCTTGGCCTTAGGCTTTTCCTCAATCATTTCAGGCTTTTTGCCCGGATTTGGATTACGAAAAACTTTCATATACATCATAGCTAACAATCCCACATTCTACGTGACCAATAATTCGCCGAAAACTTGTCATTCTTGCCAGAAATCCCACCAGAACGAGCACAATAACTTGCCTTGTTCTTCGGGTTAGACTTCTTAATCGACATATTAGGATCGCCAAAAGTAACCTTTTTAACGTCAGCACCCTTCTTAGCTAACACCTTAAACTTCTTACGTTGCCCCGGTGTGCGCTGCACCTTGTTAAACCCCGGAAATGTCTCGCCGCTATACTGCAACCTTCCAGAAGGTAAGCGCTTTACTGAACTTGCTTTCGCCATCACACAATCCAACTACTTTTGCCGTAATCCAAATCCGCGTTGTATCCGTAACTATCCACCGATCCAGCCGCACGAACAGCCTGTGATCCAAACGTCAAAACCAACGCATCCGCTAAATCTGGGCTTCGCAAGCCTCGCTTTTTCATTTCGTCCTTACCTTCAGCCTTGAACTTGCCAGACGAAAGTATCTTAAAACGCAGCGAAGTAAGCTCATGTAAAAGCTCATCCTGATCTGGCACTTGGCAATCCCTAGCCTCAAACCATTCGCGGCACTTAAACCACAACTCATCACGCAATCGCTGATAACGATTACCCAAAGCCGGGCTTTCAGCTACGTTCACGCCTCGCGCTGGCATACCCAACTCACGCAAACGATCAACAACACCAGCACCAACGCCTATGCTATCAACGCAAATCTCGCTTGGCCTATCCATGAAGTTTGTCGTTTCCCACTCAGCGAGAATAATACCAACAGTCTCCATCAAGTCTTTGCCCTGCCACGCCTTAATAGGCTCGATCAAAACATTACCCTGACGCTTTGCCAAAGCCGTTCTGTCGCCGCCAAACCTAGCCGGGTCTAACCCCCAGATCGGCGCAACCAGCATAGGCTCCACATCACGGTCTATCGCAGAATCTATCAAATGACGCGGTATTAAGCTGTCCTCAGACGTTTCCGCAAACTCGCCCTTAACACGCACCGAAAATATAGCACTGTCTTCGCCGTATTGCTGCGCCATGTCCTCGATGAAATCATCGCTCACATACTCAGCATCAGCGCAGCTAACAGTCATCTTATGCCAGCGATGCGAATTGCGATTAAACGCGTCATAGAAATACCCGGCGTTTCGCGTCGGATTGCCCACCATGAGTATCTTAGAGCCAGCAGTAGATAACGCACCCTGCGCCACCTCAAAGATTACATCGTCAACGCCAGAACATTCATCAATGACAAACAAAAGTCGCTCATGGTGAAATCCTTGCAAAGCCTCAGGATTTTCCTTGCGGCTAACCCTTGCGTGGCAGCTAGAGTCTACGCCCTTAACACTGATCTTATCAGAGGTTATCTCAAGCTGGCTCTGAATACCCTTAGGCATTTGACGCGCCCACTTCTGTATCTCAGCCCATAACACCTGGTTTAACTGATTGGCAGAGTTGGCTGTGCAAACTATGCGGCAAGATCGTGTGATCAAGTACCACAATATAACCCAACTCAGCAAAGCAGATTTGCCTACGCCGTGACCCGATTTACACGCGACACGAGGGGTATCACGCACAGCTTCCAATGCCTCGCGTTGCCACGCTTGCGGCTCAGCGCCCAAGACCGACTGCACGAATAACACAGGATCGCCGTGAAGCTTGAGTAAAAGATCAGCAGTAGATGGCTTTTGATTTGCAGAGGGCATGGATACTTGCTCAGCGATAAGTGAAAGAAAAAGCCCCCCATTGGGAAGAACGAGGGGCTAGTAACGAGGTAAATCGTTCGGGAGAAAGCAGCTAAACTAGACAAATTTAGCAATTCTACCATGAATATATTAGTCACGCGTCCTATGGTCAACACAAAATTTAACTAAAGAGTGGTAGTTGGGGGTGGTAAGCGCAGCAAAAAGGGGGGGGGATGGGGGGGAGATAGGGCAGCGATTTGGATATGAGGGGGGGTTGGGTGTGGGGTATATACATATATACACGCCCCCGGCTGTGAAACGAAGGGGGGGTCATTCGTCTAGCTCTCCACTTAATCTTAGGTCCATTTTACTTGGCCTACCCTTTTTGCCTCTATAAACTTTGGGCTTTGGTTCTGGTTCTATTATCTCTGGTTCTTCTGGCTCTTCTATCTCTTCTTTTGGTGCTAGGCTTTTGATAGATTGTACAAGCTTTCTAGTTTGTACTACCTCTTCGTTTTTTTCGTCAATGATTTCAGCGTCTTCTACTGTTTCGCCTGCCTCTTCGTGAGGGATTGCCCCTTCCTTTAGTGCTAATATATCGTTTCTTTCTGATATACGCTTGGCAACTTCCCCAAGCGCAACGGCAAAGTCTGAGCCACCACCTAATGAAACTTCCTGAGGCAAAAACTTTGATAGCTTACTAAGAGCGCCGCTAGCGTCTTGCTCGATCTGATCTGCAAGTAACTTGTGTAATGGTCTATTTCTCTTTTCCAGGACATCAAACGCCCGGTTTAAGTCAATTCTTAGTCTCTGCACTATGCTCTCAGCGTGCATTAATTTTTTTCTATTAGCTGACGGCATTTATTCACCTTGTTTTTATTGGGTTTTTTATTTCGTAATACATTTTATTCAGTAATGGAATAAATAAAGTGGTAAAATATGCTTGACATTTAATTCAGATATGAATAAATTAGTCATTGTAACGACTAAAGAGGTAAACAAATGAAATACGAAATTATTGGTTATGCAGATACTTGTGGCGCAGCGATGCTTCATGAAACTGAAAATTACAACGAAGCTAAAAGTTGGGTCGTTGGTTATGTTCGCTACGATGGCCTAAAGCAATCAGGTTATGATGAAATTCTTATCAAGAATGATTTAGGCGAACCACAATCAGCTTTCGATAATTACGGTTGGACGCATTACTGACCCATCGCTTAGGAGCGCTGCGGCGCTCCCTTGCCATGCGTCAACAGACACATGAACAACAAAGAGAGGTAAACAAAATGAAAGATACTATGATTATGGAAATAAAAGATGGACACTTTGTAATACCTAGCGACCTTTTAGGTGACTTAATGGTTCGCTTTGGTGAGAGTGCAAATACAATTTCATCATGTAGATCATTACCGTTTATTGGTGACGGTATCAGAGAAATACTTAGCAGCCTTAAAAAGATTGAAGAGGCGCAACCTTCTTTATATATTTATTTACCGTATAACGCCGACACAATCACAATTAATGGCGTTGCTTATTGTAATTTTAGCTTTGAGGTTAAAAAGTTTAGCCATCTTGACGAGTTAAGTGTCTATGTAAATGGCAAGAAGGTCAACGGCTCTTGGAGTGAAGGTTTAACCGACGCAGCACGT